CCGCGACATTGATCGCTTCGCGCGATATCGTGCCGGCGCCCTCGGATAGCAGGAATTCACCTGCGTGCATCGGTTCCTGTTTGATGGTCATGCTCGTGCTCCTTTCGCGCCACGCGCGGTTCCTGTTTGGGCCGCTTGCCGAGCAGCCCAAATCGAGTTGGGGTCAGGTTGTTTGGCCAGCACCTTGGGCGCAGGGTCATCCGCCAGCGGCAGACTGTTGTCGATTTCAAAGCCTTTGCCGCTGGTGACAATCTTGTCGAACAGACGCGCCCGCACCGCGGCAGCGTCCAGCCCTGCCGCGACGTACTCGGCGCTGAATTCCGGCAGACGCGCGGCCACGCAGAGGTCGTTCACCGCCTTGGCGCGTGCCAGGCCGGCGAGAACGATTTCCTCGCTTTCGAGCTGGGTGGAATTGAGCAGCGGCTCGATCAGGTTGCTGATGCCCGCCGCCGTGCAGCGCTGAGTAATCATCAGTGCCAACTTGGCCGAGTCGACTACAGGCGGTACCAGCGGCGGTTCTACAGGTTCGAGTTCGGGATCCGGTTCTGGTGGCTCGTCGAGCTGCGCCACCAACTCAGCCGGAGTGTGCTGGTATCGCTGCAACACCGCGCCTTGTCCGAGGCATGCTTTGACTTTGATGCCGTCGCCGACTTCGTCAGCTAGACCAAGAGCCAATGCTTCATTTGCAGTCAGCCAGGTTTCTGCATTAACCATTCGCCGTAGCTCGGCGTCATCGATGTCAGGCGCCTTGGCCTTATAGGCCGCGATGATCGCCTCCAAGGTTTGATCCAGCACATCAGCGACCCGGCGAAAGTCCTCGGCGTCCCCGCCTGCATAGGTGTAGGGGTTATGAATCATCAACATGGCGTTCGCAGCGATGACTACGCGGTGTGCGCCGCACACTGCCACGCTGGCCGCACTCGCTGCCAACGCGTCGATCCGACCGGTGCAGCGTTCGCCCAGCCGCGACAGCGCGTTGTGCATGGCCAGCCCGTCGAACAGGTCACCACCGATACTGTTGAATGCGGCGATCACTGGCGACACACCGTCGTCCATGGCACGTAGATCCTGCACGAACTGATTGGCGGTGATGCCCCATGTGCCAATCTCGCCGTAAACGAAAACCTCGATCACTCGCTCGGTGGCCTCTCCGCTGGCCTGCAGGGCATACCAGGTCTTGTCCTGAACCTCGACGCGCTTGCCCGCGCGGTTGTAAATGCGCGGTCGCGCTTTTTTGCTCATGGTTGCTCCTTGTCGTCGGTGTCTTCGACGGCATCAAGGGTGTTGTAGTTGAGGCCCAGTTTTGTGGCCCGTGCCAGATCGGCAGCGTTTTCCAGATCGACCGTTTCGGCGTCGTAGCCGGTGCGCAGGACCATCTCGCTGCGGGAAGAAAACCCAGCCTGTACTTCCATCCGGCGTGCCTGCACGTCCTGTACTGGCTGAATGTAGGCCCAGCCTTGTGGCACCCAACGGGTACGCAGGTACTGGCGGCGTTTCTGTGCGTAATCGTCCAGCACCAGAACGCCAGACAGCACCGCCATGTCCATCCACGCGGCCCTAACCGGGCGGCAGAGTTGATGGACGTACACGCTGAACTGCAGTTGTTCCAGGCGGCGCCGAAACTCGTTGAGCACCACCCGCAGCGCTCGGTCGTTGATTCCGCGCATGTCGCCGGTGAGGATTTCGTAGGGCGTACCCGAACCCGCTGCAGCAGCCATCAGTTGCTGCCGCATAAAGTCCGGGTAGTTGTTGCCGGCGTCTGGCGGTTTGGAGAACTCAACCTCCTCGCCTGCCCCCAGTTCCTGCATGGTGCCGGGTTCGAGCGCGACCATCGGGGTGAAGCCATCGCGATCCAGATCGAGCGGCTGACCGGTCACCGGATCCCTGGGAAGTGGTCCCGAGTCCGGCGCTGGACGCTTGATGAAACCGGCAAAGAGGTTGGCCACTTCCTGACGGAACAGCACCGCGTCGTCGTAGTTGTCCAGACTGCGCAGGCGTTTGAGCACCGGCGACAATCGCGGCACACCGCGCAACTGGCCAGGCTCCACCGGTTCGAAGATGTGCAGCACCTGAGTAGCCGGCACGCGGACCAGCTGGTTGTAGCCGGCGTTCAGCGAGGCTGCATCGCGCGGATGCGACAGGTACATCCAGTAGGCCACCCGCTTGCCGCCGGGAGTGAACTCGATGCCAGCGCGGATGACGTTGCCGTTTTTGGTGGTCTCGAATTTGTCGTGCGGCACGAATTCCGGCGCCAAGATTTGCAGCTGCAGCGGAACCGCCAAACCTTCGTCCAGACCGCGAGGACGCAACCGGACGAAGCACTCGCCCGATGTTTCCACCGTGCGTGCCACCAGCGCCTGCTGGCCGTAAAAGTCGGTTCGATCATCCGCATCAGACTCATCTACCCAATCTCCCCACAGCTCCTGCAGCAGTTTACGCAGAGCATCGTCGTCGGTTGTGGGTCGAGGAGTGATGCCCGTGCCGATCAGGTTGCTGACACGCTTGTCGATGACATTGAAGGCATACGGGTCATTGCGAACCGCAGCCCGCGAGCGCGACCGCAGATTGCGCAGGGCGGGAGTGTTGATGCTGTTGATCCCGTTGTCGGGAGCATCCCAGCCAGCGGAGCGTCGCCCTTCTCCGGCGCCTTCGTAACTGGCCTTGATGTTGGATGGCAGCACAAATCCGTTACGGGTCAGCGTCGGGAAGTGTCGGGCCATCAGACCCCCTTCCCTGCGTGGTACAGCCGGACCACGCGCGAACGTGGCCCGGCAGTGCTGGCCAGCGACGAGCGAATTTCCTCGCGCGCCCTGAGCAGTTCATCGACCGTGCGGTATTCCACGGTTCGGTCGGTGTAGCGCACAGTTTTCTCACCGCGAGCAATGGCCGCCTCAACCGCGTCGAGGTGCTTTTTTGTAAAGGACATATCAGCGTCTCTTCAGATAGCCGCTGGTAGAGCTGCGGCGTTGAGGGTGGGCCGCTGCAGGTCGCGGGGTCGTGACCTGTGCAGCTGGTTGAGGAGCGGATTTCGTGGAAGCGACAACTGTCGCTGGTGGAGCTGCCGTGGAAATGCGCCCGTCTTGAACGGGTTTCGCCACCGGTGTGTCATCAAACAATCCGGATTGCGCCAACGAATGTCGCACGCGTTCCCAGTCATTTTCTTGATAACGGTTGATGCCCATGTAATGCGCCATCGCCAAGCAATACACCATGAGGTCGAGGGCTTCGTTACGCTCTGCTTTACCCTTGATCCACTCGATGCGTTTGTGGCCACGCACGTAACGAGCGACCTTGCGCTCGGCAACGCACTGGGCGAAAAACTCGTCGGGTAAGTCGTTGGCAAAGTGCAACGATCCAGGCCCATCCGGGAACGGATAGCGGTTGTAGATCCAGTCTTTGGCTGTATCGGTACCCACAAACCAAAGTTCTGCGCCGTTGCGTTCGGTTTGCCCCTTCCAGGTCACATCAACCATGGACGGTCGCTGAGCGATCACTGGTCTGCCCGGCTTGCTCGCGCCCTTGATAGCGAAGATGTTGCGCCAGCGACGGACGCGGCAGAACTGGTAAACCTCGTCGGTGTGGTGACCGCCGGAGTCAACGCCAGTGGCGAGAATCGCCAGACCCACGCCACAAGGATGCCGGTAACGAGCTTTGAGTTTTTCGTCCAACACGGCCCAGGTGCGCTCGTCGGCCGGGTCGCCCCAGATGATCTGGTGATCCACAACCCAGCGTTCCATGCCAACGCCGAAGCCCATCACCATCAGTTCCAGACGGTTGGCCTGAACGTCAACAGCTCCGGTCAGCATCAGCACACCGACCGGCATCGTACCGAGAGTGTAGGTTTCGAGACGCGCCCGAGCGATCAGTACTTCTGCCTTGGTTTGCTCTTGCGCACTGTCCCAAACCTTGGCCAATCGAGTGTTGTAGAACACCTGCATGGGTTCGAGATCGCCTTTATTTTGAGCGATTTTCGCCTTCTCAAACTGCATGGCCAAGGTGCGCCAGTCCATCCAGCCGGGCGGTGAATAGAGTGCGTTAAGGTGGAACCCTACCGTCTCGCCATCGCCCTCTGCGTGCGCACGCCATTCGCCTTTGGCGAGCATTTCACCTTTATGGTGTTCCTCAATCAGCACATCACATTCGGCTCCAGCGCACTCGTAATGCACGGTGCTGAAATCGTCGCTGTAGTGAAGACGCTCCCATTCCAGTACCTGCATATGACCGCAGTCTGGACAGGGCACGTAATAGTGACGCTGGTCGCTGCCTTCAAAGAGATCCGCAATCCGCGAAGCGCCTTTGATCGTTGGCGAACTGGAGAAATAAAACTTAGCGTTGCGACCGAAAGTACTCGCTCGCGTCTCCGCCAATTCGATGGGGTCCCCCTCTTCACCGATGTCGACTTCCCAGCGGTCAATTTCATCGCCGTAAATGTAGCGCGCCGACAACTCGGACAAGTTTGCGGCAGAACCGGCTGTAGTGACATACAGCGATCCGCCCTCAAACTCCTTGGTATCCATCGTGTTGACTGCATCACGACCGGTCGCGATTCGCTCACGTAAAACAGGTGTGGCTTTGATGGTTTTTCCGATCCGAGACGACACCCGCTTGGCCAGGCCTAAGCTTGGCAGCAAGGTCAGGATA